TTGAATAACTTCATCAATTCTTCTTGCCATTGCTTTACCAACTTCAGTAAGGGTTATATTTATCAAATCAAAAACAGCAGTTAAAGCAACTAAATCTGTCATTTCAACACTAACCCCGTATTGGGTTGGAGTTGTATCAATACCATTAACAGAAACAGCAATACCAGTTGGAGGGTTTCCTTCTGTAAGTGTAGTTACAGAAGAAGTTAAAATTCTGTTAAATGTGAAAAATCTTGAGGTGTAATTACCTTGAGGAACACTTACAATTGTTCCAAATTGTTCAAAATAAAGATTAGGTTGAAGGGATTCTATAACAATTCTGTCATAGTAAATCCCCAATGCTCTTTGTGCAGATTCAAGGTTACTCGTAGTTGTAGTAGCCATTTTTTACTACATTTCCATCAGAAACCCGATAACCTGTATCACCAATCTAAACTATTCTTCTGGATAGTAAAGTTGTTTAAATAACTGTTCTGCTTGTTCTTTAGTCATAGCCTCTCCTTTGGGTTCTGATAGAGCAGAAGTTAATTTGTTCGAACCCAAAGAAAATCCTGTTTGAGATGGTTTACTTTCAATTGTCTTTTTACCAATGTATCTTAAAATCGTATCCTCAATTGTTTCACCCGCTTTTCTGAGTTGAACAATATTTTCAATTTCGTCTGATAGTTCTGGATACTTTTTAGCAACAATGTTTTCAAGTTCCAGTTTTTCAACCTTACTCATTAAACTTCCAATATCAGAAACATTTAGAAGTTCCTTTGCTTTTGTAAGTTCTTCTTCTAATTGTTTTCTTGTTTTGATTTCCTGCTCTAATTTTTGTCTTAAAACCTTAACTGCAGGACTTTCTTCTGTTAACCTTATTTCTTCTTGAACCTGTTCTTCTTGAACTTGTTCTTCTTGTTGAATTTGTTCTTCGCCCATTTTTTACGCTTTTCTGTCCGGGAGCAGACAGAAAAGGAAAGATTAATTTAACGCCTTACGCCCTTGGCATACACTCGCTTGTCCGGGAGCAGACAAACGAGGAAAAATTAACGATTATTAGTAATAAAACTCTAAAATTTCTGGTTTTGCATATCCACCTCTTAATTCTACCTGTTTTTTGCAACCTTCTGAATTACATATCCAAGCCTTCCATTCTTCAACATATTTATAAATTGACTGATTAAATGTTGCTTGATTTCTATGCCCTCCGCAAAGACAATAGAATTTATTGTTGTAGAAAACATCTTTATAATGTTCGCATTCTTTAGCAGGAATACCGCAAAATTCACAAATTCCACCCCTAATGTTAGGATAAAAAACTTTTTTTGTTTCTTCTAATGTTAAATTTTCTTGTTCCATTTGTTCTTCCTTTTTCTTTGCCATTTTGCCAAATTATACACCTTAATTACGACCCTGTCAAGTTAATAAATTCTAACTCAATAACTTTTATAAGATTTTCGGGTAAATTCTTCAAAAAATCAAGAGAAGATAAACTTTCCCTATAAGCAATTAAGATTTCCAGTTGTGTTGGTGAATTCTCAAAATTTTGAATAACCCTTTCTCTTGTATCCTCAATGATTTTCTGAAAAACCCTCCATTCTTCTGATGCCGATAAAGATTTTAGCCTCAGATAAAGTTCTTGTGCCTTTTCTGGATTTTCAGCAATATATTCCCTTAACTGCTTTCCAAAATATTCTTCAAGTAAAACTTTTTCCTCCATTATTTTTTATGTTTTTTTTGATAGGTTTTTTTTGCTTTCAAAAGTTTCCCGCTTCCCTTATTTTCTGCGACCTTGCTATGTGGAATTTTTCCTTTAACAATTGAAGCATAGAAAAATCTTTTTCCCTCTTCTTTTCCGTATAATTCTTGAAATTTTTTTAATATTTTTTTACCCTTTGGACTTAATGGCATTGTTTATTTAACTCCTTCTGGAGTTTGTGGCATTAATTGACCAACCATTGATTGAATTCCTTCTTGTGGTATTTCTTGTGTTAATTCTTCTTGAACTTCTTCTGGCTGTTGTATTTCTGGCTGTGGTATTTGTTGTTGTAATTGTTTTATTCCTGCTTGCTGTTGTTGTTTTCTCATATAATTCATCAAATGTGCTTCTATGTGTAATTTTACAACATCATTTTCTTCAATTTTGTAATGTTCTTCAATATGTTCCATATCGTTATCGTTTTCATCAATATCAATCCAAACTCCATCTTTTAGATATTCATTTTCCTGTCTTGCTTTTAATTGATGAGGAGATGGAGGAAGTAATAAATCAATTTGTTCTGGTGTAAAGTCCATATCTCTTAAAAGGTTTCTAACAGCATATTTTACATTTCCTCCTATTTGTGCCAAAATAGGAATTGTTTCTGCTAAATCTCTTCTTCTTACAACTTTTTGTGGTTCTGCTACTAAAGATGAAACTACTTCAATTGAGGGATCAACTTCAGGTATAAATTGTCTTTTATTAACTTCTACAAATTTACTTGCTCCATAAGAACCAATCATTTCAATAAGTTTGTAATCATTCTCTTTCATAAATCTTTGGTGTCTTTTAAGCCATCTATACCAAAAATCTTTTTCTCCAGCAACAATATTTCTCATTATGCTTGACATCAACATATCCTGTTTTGCTTTTGCCATTGCTACTTCTGTTGCAGTTTTTTTAACTGATGTTAAAGAACCCCTTAAAATTCTTTGGCTTCCTGCTGCTCCTAATGCTTCATTAACTATCATCTGATAATAAGCCAAAACATCATTAGAAACTGCTTGGGTTTTAGGAAATGATGCTATTTGTCCTTGAGGAGGAACTTTAGTGAAAACAATTTTGTTAATTTCTCTTGTCATTAAATCTTTAGGATTTAAAACTGCCTGTAGATTGATTAGAAATTGTGGTGTTGCGTCTATTCTTACTCCTTGAAGCATTAAGTTTGAAAGATAAACCAAAATTCTATGAGAATTTTCTAAAATATCAGGAAGTCCAATTCCCCAAAAACCAAATGGTGTTTTTTGATAGTAATAAACCACAAAAGGAATTTTACTTTCTCCGTTTCCCTTATCTTTGTAATCAACTTTCTGAAAGCCTAAAATTGTTGAAATTTTGTTATCAGTCCATATAACCCATAATTTACCATTAGCATACATATACCATTCCAAAAGTTCTAAATAGGCTTGAGAATGAATAGGTTCTTGTGTATAAAGTCCTTCAAGAAGAATGTTTTTTGCTTTTCTTTCAAGTACTGTTTTTTCCATTGAAGCAGGATAACTTGCTCCTACAATTTTTTTAACTTCTTGTGGGTCTAATCTGTTATCGTTTATAAGTTCGTAATAAGTTTTGTAAATATATCTTCCAGCATATCTAGCATCTTCAATAGTATTTGCGTATTTATCAATGAAAAAAGTAAATGGAGATTGAACTGATGGTAAAACAACTTTTCTTCTTGTATCGTATTGTGAAACATCTAAAATTCCTGTACCAAAGAAAATTGTGTTCCAGTTAAGTTCTCTGTGTATCATTCCCATATTCATTTCATCAAAATCAAATTTAGCAACTGCGTTTGTATAAATAATTTTTTCTTCATCTTTAGGCATTCTTGCTTTAAAATTTACTAACATTTCATCATTATCAATTGCAGAATAGGTTTCGTGAAATTGTGTAAATAAAAGATTTGAACCAACTAATAAATCTCCAACCTTTTTTCTTTCCTGATTAAGATAAAGTTTTATGTATTCAATCCAATAGGTTTTCTTTGTTCTTAATTCCTGCTGGCTGTCATTGAACTTTACGGTTATGTCCTCCAAGATTTCTTTATTAGTCCATTCTGTTAAATCTTTTGTTGAAAATTCAAATTTATCTAACATTTTTTGGTTCGTTAAATTCTTCTAAATAAACTGGTTTAAATTCAAATTCGTTTATTTTTTCAATTGCTCTCTTTTGAAACTCTTCTGGTGTAATATCAGGAAGTTTTAATAATTTTTTTAAATTTCCAAGCCATCTTGGATAAGCCATAACACAAGCATATAAAGCATCTGCAGTTTCCCTGTAAAGAATTTCAGAATAGATGTAATATCTTCTTCTAAATGCAGTTTCAAAAAGTCTTTGTGCTAAAACTTTTTTTAAATTTTCAAACCATTCTTCTTTTAAAACATAAAACTTTTTTCCGTATGCTTCAAATTCTTTTAATGCTTCTGGTCTATTCAATAACAAATCTTTTTTAGTTATTCTTGCTACTAACAGATTGCTGAAATCTTTCAACATCAGGAACAAGAAAAATATTAATATTCGCCTGATAATT